CTAGGCTTTATTTTTTAAGTTTTGCAGAGGGTTTAAAGTCAAGGCGGTTTCTAAGTGATTAGGCGAAAAATGAGCATAAACCATCGTCATATTAATATCTGAGTGGCCTAAAATTTCCTTCAAAACTAAAATATTCCCCCCGTTCATCATAAAGTGACTAGCAAAAGTATGGCGCAAAACATGAGTTAATTGATTATCTCTCAAAGTAATATTAGCGAGTTTTATCGCCTTCTCAAAATGCTTATGAGTAAGTCCATGGAATAGCAAATGACGGCTAAAATCTAATTGTGAATAAAGTTCTGGAGAAATAGGAATTGAGCGATTTTTACCGCCTTTAGTATTAGTAAAAGTGACCTTATAAGGAATAACATTAGAAGAAGTTAACTTCAAAATCTCGCCCCAGCGTGCGCCAGTCGCCAAACAAAGCGAAACCGCAACTTTTAACAATGGCGAAATCTCAAAACAACAATCAAGCAACTGCACAATTTCATCTTCACGCAAAAAACGAAGTTCAAGGTCGTTTGTTTTTAAAGGGCGCAAAGTAGCTAACGGATTATCGCCTTGCCATTTATCCAAGCGTTTTAATTCATTGAAAACGGCTTGCAAAATATCCAATTCATAATTCAAAGTACGCGCCTTAATACCAGGCGAACTTTTACGCCTGAAATCAATTTCACCGCGCAAACGTCTTGCACGATATTCCGCAAAAATCTCTGCCGTAAACTTAAGAGCAACGGGATCGCCCATAGCGTCAGCCATCAACAGCAACTTACGCTTACGTCCCTCGCCATCTCTTAGTGATTGCCCATATAAATCAAACCATAGATTAATTAAATCAGATAAACGTTCAGAATATGTTTTAACTTCAATCGCCTGATGCAACAAACTTTTTTCATCTTTTGCCGCATTAAAAAAGCGAGTAGCCTCAATTTTCGTAGAAAACCAACGGCGCACCCGCTTTTTACCTAAATAACATTCAGCAAGCCATTTTCCCCTGCTTTCGTCTTTTCTTACACCCATAACCTTTAATATATGCCTGTTTTCTTATTCTCAATCCATTTTTTTAATGTTTTTCGCTGTGTTGAAGTGCGAGAGAAATTAAAGGTTTTACGCTTATTATTAAATTTAACTCCTAAAATAAACACAAACTTATTCACATCATCAATCTCATATAAAAAATAAATATGATGACTAACAATATATTTAAAGCGAGTATTCCCCCAAAAAGGGCGAGTATGTGGAAAATGGGAAAGCGTCGTTAAAAATTGATTATAAGCCTCATCATCAGTTAAATAAGTTTCAATAAATTCATCAAGTAAGGAATGAGAGGTAATAACTTGATACATAATTTATTTCCTAAAAGCTAATGGCTTAACCTCGTTTTGCTCAATTCGTTTATAACATTCAGCACTGGCTTCAGCGGCCCATTTCATCTCTTCAAAAGTGAATAAAAATTCATCTTCTTTATGCGATAAGGTTGTGTCGGTGAGGGGGAATTTCTCAGTTAATTGTATCGTCATATTATTTCCTTCTATTCTAATCTACTCGCCAAACTGCTGTTTTTAACAGCTTGAGGAACCTCTTTCATAACAATCTCCTTGCATCGTTTTATTTTTTGATTGTAATATCCCCGCCAGCTAAATTTTCAATTTTAGAGTTGTTACCTATAGTCTGCGTAACAGTTATATTTGTGTTATTTTGTTGTTTGCTAGATTTTTGTGTATCACACTCATAATGTATTGAAACTGGTCCATCAAATATTTGTTGATGCTCAATATAATTATTATTTTGTTGTAGAACAAAATTTATACTGGCACCCATCAAAAAAGTAACAACAAGCCCAACTAGCTTTTTCCCATTTTCTTTTAAAAATTCACGATTAAATACATTATTTAAGTTATCTAACTCTGCTTTTTCTTCATTGTTTAAATCTTCATTGTTAAGTTGATTATCATTAATGAAGTTATCTATATTTTTAACAATACCTATAATTTCTTTTAAGTCTTCAAATTGTTCTGATCTTACAAATTTAAATAAATCAGAATGAAATAGCACCCTTAATCTATTATTTAAAGCGAGTTTATTTATTGATTCAATCTGTTTGTATATAGGATTATCTAAAATATTTAAAGCATAATGAGGAAATGTATCATTCAATGCCTTCATCTGTTTATATAAAGGACTTTGATAAAAATTTTTTAAAGAATCAGGAATTCCACTATTAGCTGTATTAACAATTTCGCATATATTTTGTATATCTTTTGGGAGTTCATAGACTTTACTCATTTTATTCTCCTGATTTACTTTGTGATGTGAATACTGCCACCAGCTAAATTAGCAATGTGACTTCCATTGCCCACATTTTGCACAACACTTTCTACAATATTGCCCTGTGAAGCATTTAATAATTGTAATTTTTGGATAGGATCTAGTTGCTTATAGTTATTTAATAGCAACTGCTCCATTTCATCTAGTTCTGTACCTTTGCTTTCACCAGTAAGTAACCAGTCAACAGAAGCCTCATATCTGTTAGCAAACTCAAGTAAAGTGTCTAAAGGAATAGTGTTCTTTGTTTGCCAACCAGATAGAGTTTTTTCATTTACTCCTAAACGATTTGCAAGTTCTTTATTTGTTGAAACGCCTTCAAGTTGTCTTAGGCGTTTAAATACCTCAGTTGATGAAAATTTAATCATTTGAATAAAATCCTTAAAAATAATCTTGAAATCTTTTAATTAAAGATTAAAATACATATAAATAAAGATTGCAAAGCAATGTAAAGCAAAAAAAGCAAAGCAAGCTAAACAATAAGAAACAATACCACAAAGGAGCGAAAAAATGAACGCATTAAACCAAAAAGCAGTAAGTTTTAAAGAAGCATTTGAAATCAGCCGTCAATTACGCTGGAGAAAAGAATATTTAGAAGAGTGCGGTGCAAAAGGTTTAGATTTTGCTCGTGGTATTGAAGAAGAATTAACTGCCGCAAAAGCCTTACTTGCTCGCAACTTCAACAAAAAAGCAAAAGCAGAAGAATTAGACATTAAATTAGCGGCTCGTGTGGCAAGCATTGAAAGCTTTATCCAAACAACCGCACAAACCATTCACTAATAGGGCGAAAGCCCTTTATTCGGAGGATAGTATATGAATGTATTTCAAGAAGTAGTTTTTAGCAATTCAGCCACAAAAGAGAACAAATTTAATAAGAGTATTGAAAGCGAATTAGCTTGCGCAGACGTTTTCTTAACTATCGCTGAGCGGGAGGGCATTGAAATGGCGCGTGCTGAATTAGCGCTTGCGAAGGCGAAAGATAAATTAAATCAGCTAAGAAAAAATCAATTAGGTATTTAAAGGATATTAAGTAGAGGATAACCATGACAAAAAATGATCTAAACCTATTTTTACAGGCGCTTAAAGAACGCTTAATAAAAGAGGCTGATTTAGTCTTGATGAAAAAGATTTATCAATGTGTTGTAGAGGGTGGAAGAGAAAAAGTGCGGTCGTCTATTAAGGCAGAAAACGCACGAGAAGAGATAGTCATCAGTTGTGCTTTTAAAGTACTCGCAAAATATGGCGAGGAGGGATTAAAAGCCATGATTGATTATGAAGATGCAACTCGCGCATTTTTAGAAGCTAAGCGTAGGGTGGAATTATGTACAAAAAATGATAAATACCCTTTTGAAGAAGATGAATAAACAAAGAGGAAACTAACATGACAAGACCAACAGAAATTCAAGCCGCAGTGCGTTTCAAAGGCGAAATTGCAGAGATTATCGCCAAGATGGCAAAAGATGATGACCGTTCACATGCGTATATTGTGAAAAAACTTATCGAAGAGCGCCTAGGGCAACTTTATCCAGAACAGCTTGCAACGCAGTAAGCTAAATCAAAAAACAACCTAACCCATAATCGAAAGCATTAATCCCCACGGCTGAATATAAAAAATCAAGCCGTAGGATTTTTGCACCCTGAAAACAGTAAGGAGGTTAAAAAATGAGCCATATAGAAAACAAAATCACACTAAATTTAAATTTAGAAACACCCTATATGACCCTCAAAGATTTTTCAGCAAAGTCCAATATTAAGCGCGGAGCCTTAACGCGAATGCGAGAACAAGGGCTTATCGTGACTGAAAAAGTATCACCAGCGAATGCAAAGCCCGGACAAAAAAGCGCAAATTCTAGCGTTTTTGTGAATGTCATCGCGACTGCGCTCATTTGCGCCACAAAAGCCACAAATGCGCAGTTTTTACAAGTTAAAACAGCGATAGAAAGCAATCCAGCAACAGAGAATTAATTCGGGAGTAAGACGATGAAATGCGAACTATTTAACGACCATTTTCAAAACTACAAACGCTATCACATCCCAAAAGCACAGCTAGTGATTGCGGATATTCCTTATAACCTCGGTAATAACGCTTATGCCAGTAGCCCAGAATGGTATGTCAACGGCGATAACAAAAACGGCGAAAGTGACAAAGCCAATAAAGCCTTTTTTGATACGGACGAAAACTTTCGTATTGCGGAATTTATGCATTTCTGTTCAAAAATGCTTGTGAAAGAGCCAAAAGAGCGTAATCAAGCGCCTTGCATGATTGTCTTCTGCGCATTCCAACAAATTCAAATGGTTCTTGAATATGCGCAAAAGCACGGCTTTAAAAAGCATATCCCCTTGGTCTTTATTAAATCTTCAAGTCCGCAAGTATTAAAAGCCAATATGAAAGTCGTCGGCGCAACGGAATACGCCTTGATCCTCTACCGTGAAAAGCTACCGAAGTTCAACAACAACGGCAAGATGATCAAAAACTGGATGGAATGGACAAGGGACGACCGCAAGAAATACCCGAAATTACACCCAACACAAAAGCCAATCGACGTATTAAAGCGCCTGATTGAGATTTTTACCGATGAAGGCGATGTAGTGATCGATCCTGTTGCGGGGAGCGGCTCAACGCTCAGAGCAGCAAGAGAACTAAACCGTAATAGCTATGGGTTCGAGATTAAAAAAGACAGTTTCCAATCTGCTAAAAATCAGATGCTGAATGAAGGGAACTAATAAAGGGGGGCTTTATGAACTATCTTTATGACAAAACGCATAAGAGTAAAAGCGGGGCTAAATATCAGGTTCAGCTTATCCAAGAAGATAGATATTTTCAGGGCAAAATTATGATCAACGGCTTTATTGACTACTTTGGCCATAAGACTATGGCGAAAGGCAATGTCATACGCTGGCTGAATGGCTATATCGATAAGTTGAATGTTACGCATGAGATTAGTCCAAAAATTCCGCATGTGGATTTCGATATAGAGGCTAAACCATTAAAGAAAGTAGAAAAAGCAAAGGCGAAAGAAGAAAAAGCAGTGAAAAAGGTTGTGGAGATTAAGCCTGTTGAAACAGGCTTGAGCCAAGTTAATTCAGATGTAGTGCCTTCCATTTCTCTTATGGAGCAATCCCCAGTCGCTTTAAGCCTTGATAATGTTGGAGCTTATACGCCTTTGGCAATCGACATAAATCAAAAAGAGGAATTTCAGACTGATATGGGCTATTTCTTGTTGCTTGACGATACAACAGAGAAAGTTCAACAACTTGTGCGTATTGTTGCTGATCCAGTAGGTAATGAAAGTGCTTGCGCAAAAAGCCCTCTATCTCACGTTGCCATTGCGGATTTAGGGTTATCAAGGATTGATATAGCTGAACAGTTGCTTTTTTTGCGTCAAGCATGGGATCGGCATTATCCAGAAGACTTAAAACAATGCTCTGAGTTAGCGCAAGCAATGGCTGGTTTGCATGTGTCTTTTGCGCAACTTCAAACAGAGTTGCAAGCGGTGCTTGATCGTCTTGCAACGGATAATGATACAAAAAATAAGACAGCGCATTTTCTGTTTTCATCTGTTTATGCTCCTTTGTTGTTTATATGGGATGTGGATTTAGTCAATCAGTTGTTGTTACAAGCGATTTTGTTAAAGCGTGGCGCAACATCAGACGAGAAATATCGGGAAATTGTGAGCACGGTCGAAGATAAAGTCAATGAATTAATTCAAGTGAGTACTAGCGCATAAAGTTGAAATAAGAGGATAGAAAAATGATTAAACAAAAAAATAGCCAAAAAGTCACCGCACTTAATAAAAAACGTATCAATCTTTTTAAGTTAGAACAGCGTGTAACCGTTCTGGAAAATCAAATGCGCATACAAGGAAGAATAAACCGCTATCAAAGCGAACATAACAAACTTGATGAAATCACAAAAGAAGAAATTTTTGAACGTTTAAACGAATTAGAGCGCATTGCTTTACCGCAACAAAAACAAGGCTGTGTGCGTCGTTTATTAGCGAAGTTCTGGGATATGTTGGGGCGTTAGGGCATAAAGCAACAGGAGGGGAATATGGGCGGTCATTTTGATGCAGAAAGTATGATACCTGAACGCTTACCTAATCATGACGAAGTGTGCAAAGAGGGGTTCGCTTTAGTGTGGCATGTCTTAGATAAAAGCGGTAATCCTGTAGAGCGTGCTTTTGATAGTTTGGAAAGAGAATATAAAGAAATTGTACTGGCACTGGCTGATGTAGAGAGTAGTGATTTAGTTAACCCTGTAAGTAATCAACAATCAAAACTAAAACATTACACCCAAATAGGCAGACGCAAAATCGCAATAGCGATGTTTAAAATTCGCATGATTAGTAAGGCATTCCCCGCGCAGATGACAATTAAAGATTTTATCAATATTGACGAAACAATGAGTTAAGGATTGAACATGGTTGAGCATATTTTTGAATTATCTAACCGTTATCATTTAAAGCTAAGTAATAGAGGTTATGTATTGTATCAATTGGCACTAAATGAAAAAAGGCGTTTGGAAAAGAGGCAAGGGGTTAACCTGTAAAACCTTTGATGCCGTGGTCGATACCTTAATTCTGTGTGAGTTGTGTGATGAGGACAAAAGCACATTAGCTGATTGTCGTGATGTATTAAAAGCCATTCGCGCGGAAGTGAATGAGCTAAAAGCGCATATTCCGCAATAATTTTATCTTTTCTTAGGCTGGGGTTCTTATGTCATTTGTTGACGTTTCTGCAAATAATCGCTGGCGCTCGTGTCCTCATGAGCGTCCAAAAGAACCTTTTTTTCAGCGCTCTCCCTACGTGACCTACCAACAAGAAAAAACAGGCACAGCCGCACAGTTGGAACTATTTAAAACAGTTCCAGATAGCTATGAGTTTATTGAAAAATTATTAGCTAAATTACCTCGTAAGCAGTTGCAAGAACATTTTCGCAATTTGTATTTGCGTGAATATCGTTCTGTGGCTGATGACGGTTCCATTGCTTTTGCCTTTGGTAATAAGCAACGCCGGCATGCGAATACTTGGCTACGTGAAACCTTGGGCGCTCGACTCCGCCTTGTGTTTGCACAGTATCGTTGCAACATGGCTTGGTTATTAGCTTTTGATGAACGTGATCCGAAATGGTTAGCGGATTTAAAGTTTGATATAGCCAGAACGGAAACGCCCGCAGACTTAGCGGAAGAAGAAAAAGCCATTGAGGATTATGAAAGCCGTTTATTAAGTGAGCAATATGAGATTTTAACCTTACGCAAGAATTTTGAGCGTTATAGCCGTGAAGAACGTCAACGCGCCAAAATGCCTTTTTATTTATTGAGCGAAACAAAGCTCAAGGAAATTGCTTATAAGTTGGCAAGCATGTTCGCAGAAGTTCAGCGTAGTTATATGTTGGATTTAGTGGAGAAAGGACAAACGGCGCTAACTGATGATGAGTTTAATGAACACATGCGCAAGATTTATCAAATCTGTGGCGAGGCGTGCGAAAGCATCGGTTTTCCTGTGGCGCACTGGAATAAGCACAAGAAAGGGCAAAAAGTCCGCTTAGATTATATTGATACGGTTTTTCATAAAATTGCCTGTGAAAAACATTGGCTAAAAAGTATGCGAAAGGTGCAAAAGCAAATGGTTGAGCATATTGCCATTGCTTGTGGCGAGGTTTGTAAGCGTAGAAGTAATTATATTTCTCGTAGTGGTTTTGCCAGTTATTTATCCGATCTCAAGAAAAATTATGATTTTTTAAAACAGATGATTATTGAAAATATTGACGATCCAACAGAACAAGCAGAACTGTTTGATATGTATTTGAAATCCTCCGCTAATCCTGCTCAACGTCGTATCGAGCTAATGACCCGTTTGAGAGGTTTAGAGGAATGGGCGGAAGACGCCGAGCATCACGCTTTATTTTTGACCTTAACCGCACCTTCAAAATTTCATGCGACACACAATGACGGTACACAAAACAAGAAATGGCAAGGCGCAAGCCCGAAACAAACACAAGCCTATTTAAATAAAGTTTGGGGGCAATTTAGAGCTTTACTAAAAAAACGCAAAATTGCTTTTTATGGCATGCGAGTAGCGGAGCCGCATCATGACGCAACACCGCACTGGCATTTATTAGTTTATATCCATAAATCGCACCGTGATGAAGTGGCAAGATTATTCCGTGAAAAAGCCTTGGAGCTTGAAGGCGATGAGCAAGGCGCACAAGAACACCGTTGCAAAATCGAAGATTGCGACAAAGCAAAAGGCACGCCAACAGGTTATATCGCTAAATATATTTCTAAAAATATTAATGGTTTTGCCTTAGATGGCGAACGCTCGGACGAAGATGCCAACATGGATCTAAAAGATAACGCGAAAAAAGCGCAAGCCTGGGCAAGACTTTGGGGCATTCGTCAATTTCAGTTTTATGGCGATAAGTATGTAGGCGTTTGGCGTGAGTTACGTCGCCTTGTTTATGGACAAGCTGATGATGAACTCGTTGAGGAGGCAAGAATTTGTACTGACCTTGGCGACTATGCCGCATTTATGAAACGTCTCGGGGGACCTTTGGCACTGCGCAAAGAAGTACCTTTATGTTTGCACTATGAAGATAGCGAGGTCAATCAATACCAAGAAAGCCATAAGAAAATAAACGGCGTGACCAATAAATTTAGTTTAGGCGATTTTATTAAAACGCGTCTTAAAAAGTGGGTCATTAAGAAAGGGGATCCAAATCGACATAACAAAGAATTGGAGCGTAGCGACACAAACAATGCGCACAGCGTGCGCCCTTGGACTTGTGTCAGTAACTGTAACCTTGAAAACCTAGAAAAAAGGGAGGAAATCATCAAAAAAATAAAAGAAGCAGTCAGACCAATCAGCAAGCCTTTAAATGATCATGTGATAAATCATTTATTGAAAGGCAGAATAGTAAGATTGAACGATAAACAATCGATAAAAGTGATTAATGATGATGTGTTTATTACTGAACACTCAACCCCACTGCGCCTAAATGACGACAATGAGCCGAGTTATTTAGCGAAGTTGAGGGGATTGTTTAGGTATTAAGTAAGGAATGAATAATATGAATTTGAAAAAAATGATTAAAAAAATTGATGAGTGGGGGAAGCAGTGCCCTTCCTATGAAATACTATATATTTTGGATAAATTAGTAGTCATTGTGTTGTATTTAATTGGCGTTATTTTACTCGCTAACTTTATTGGTATTTATGATTTAGATAAATATCAAGCCGCCCGTTTAAGTTTTGTGTTACTTGTGATGTGCTTTTTTTCTAAGCTCAATAGAATTGAAAAGAAAATCGATGAAGTGCGTGACATGGTAAGAGAAAATGATCACTGATGATGTGTTTATTACAAAACACTCAACTCCACTGCGTCTAAATGACGATAATGAACTGAACCGAGTTATTTAGCGAAGTTGAGGGGATTGTTTAGGTATTAAGCACCCGTGCGAACACGGGCGCTATCGGAGTTAGTGGAGGAATAAATTACGATTTACGAACCATTTAAACATATCCCAGTCACCAAGAAAAAAGGCGGAGGTTATGATCTTCCGCCTTTACCGCCACAAAAGGAAAAGCAAAAGGAAAACTAGCATTTTTCAGCAAACAACTTAATTCCCTCGGTCACAATCTGGGTCTTAGAAAGCCCTGTTTGTTCTGAAATTTCAGCAAGCAAAGCAATAACATCTTCATGAAGTTTATAAGATTGCAAACGCACCCCACGTTTTTTATCGCTTTTCGCTTGTTGCTCTTGCCGTGTTAAATTTGATTTTAAGCGCCCCATAAATTACCTTTGCTTTTTAAATTTATATGTTATATAGTTTAGGAACTGCCTAGCGATGATGGCAGTCACCGCTAGGACTTTTAGAACTCTAATCTAGTAAGCTGGCAGGCTTGCTAAGATTAAAATTACTAGGATTAACAACTTAAGATACATAATCCAGTTCCTATTTGTTACCGCTCTCTTGAAGGGCGGTTTCTTCATTTTCAACCCCTCGCTGAAAACAAAATTATTATAGTACATACTAAAATATAAGACAAGATTTATTTTAGTATTTTCTACATTATTTCACAAAAGGAAAAACAACAAGAAAACTAGCCTTGATACTGGCGATAAAAGGTACAAAGCGCGCGAATACCCGAAACACGATTTTCCCCAAGCTCTGCTAAAATAGCATCAAATTCAACGGCTAATTCAGTAGGAAGTGACAAACTAATCTGCTTGATTAGCCCTTGTTCGCGCAATTTCTTCATATGTGCTGCTGCAGTTTTAGCCCGTAGTTTTTTGCTGTGTTCTGTGTTTGAATTTGCCATGTTTTACCCTTGCTTTTTATGCTTGAATTGTTTAAGATTGGAGCCATCGGGGGAATTCCTCAATTTTCCCCCTTTGGATTAGCGTTTAGTAAGCTGGAGAACTTACTACCAACAACGCTAATAAGATTATGATGATTGCTAGAGATTTCATCATTCTTACTCCGTATTATGCCCCGTAACTGAACAAGTCGGGGCTTTCTTGTATCTAACGCCCTCTGCTTTAGATGTTTTTATTATACTAAAGATAATAATAAAAGCAAGTTTTTCATAAAAAAATCGCTAAAATTTAGCGATTTTCTTCATCTAATAATTGCCTAATTTTTTCTTTATCTTCTTTTGAAAGTTGGCGAAGTGTTAATGTGAGGAGTTTATCTTTTGTCAGTAAAGATGATGACGTAGAATGACTAAACTCTAAATTAAAAACAAATTTGTGTTGGCATTTTTTATTACGGCAAGAACAATATAGCTTATTAAAATTGCTGTGTATTCGATCAGTACGTGTAACAATTGCTTTAGAGTTGCAAACATCGCAGTAAATATCAAGCGTTCTAGCCATTTAATAATCCTTTCACCATTAAATAATTGAGCTTATTTTATCAAAACACTGTGATTTCATACAGAATAAAAACGAAGAATTATTCTTTTTTATCGGGTTGTTTAAACTTGATTTTTAAAGAGTTTTTAATTTCTGGATCCCTATTGATTGATTCAGCAATAATATCTTGTAGTGGTAAAACCTCATCAGCTTGATATGCTTCACGAATTTTTAGCGGGTCGCCAAGCCCCGCCGTATTCACAGGAATAATGCCACTGAGTCCAGGAGGGAATCTGTGTGAGGTAAGCACGTCTTGCGCTGAAATATTTTTAATATTCGCGAACTCGTCTTTTTGTCCTGTGTCACCAATCGGAATAACTTTTAAGCCGTCGGGATGACCGTTAGCGATATTTACAAACATTGAACGGAAATTTCCAACGCCCTTAGAGTCGCGGATTTTTTCCGCGATTTCATCTTCCATTTCTTCCGTCATATCGGGATCGGTTGAGTAAAGAATAAAGCCCATGTGCGCACCGTTTGAGTAGTAACGGCGACGGAATATCGTTGCATCAGAGTTTAAAAGCGCAGATGTAATCCCGCCGACATAGTCAGGCGAGCCATAAACTTGCTGCATAGGATCGTATAATTTAATAAAAATAATGTCGTTTTTGTTGTATTCGTAAATATCGGCTTTCGTATCATAAAGCGATTTTCTCATTAAATATTTATAGTTCCCGTCTTTACAAACTCGCATATAAAGCGATGATAAAACGTGTAAGCGCACGACTTGCCCGAACGCATTGCGAATTTTTAACAGCGCAACATCGCCGAATTGAATTAAGTTTAGGCATAGTGCACGCATATCCATTTTTGATAATAACGCCCCGCCCATATAGCCCGCGCTAATCATATTTGCGCGGCTATGAAGTATGCCCCCATGTTGTGCATTTTGGTGCGGCAATTTTGCGAGCGCGTGGCGGTTGATTGGTGGCATAAAGCAGTTATAAATATCATCGTGCATAAGTCCCACATAATCCAGCGCAGGCGCGGCAGAATAAGAGTAATCCGAGCCATTTATTGAAATAATCGACGTGCTTTTTACGTTTTTTTGTTTATTTTTAGCCATTTTTTTTACATTCTCCAGCCACGCGACTTACGGCGCGGCTTATCTGTGAGTGATTTCTTGTTGATCGCGTTCGCAATTGCAAAAAATACGTCCGCGTGTTGTGTTTTTACTGTTCTTTCAGCAATAAAAGTCATTGTATTGCCACTTTTCGTTGATGTATGTTTAATCATTAAAAAAGAAGGCACAATGTCGCGTTCGTTTTCGTCCCATTCTATTTGCTCATGTTCAACGAGATCGTGAACTTTTAGCACCATTTCCGTTTTAGATTCGGGGTTATAGAGCAGTGGCACGGCTTTCCGCCCCGCAAATTCTTTTACTTGTTCATAAACGCCATAACCTACGCCAGTCGCATCTATCCCGATATAAGTCATATTATATTTTTCAAAGAGTTGCTTAATTTGCGCAGCTTGATATTTGTACGAAAGCCCATTCCACTGATAGCGAGCCAGAACGCGATACTTCTCTTTCAATAATGCGGGCGGTGCGACAATGACAAAGCTAGCCCCGTCGCCACTATGCGCGGGATCATATCCGCCCCACACTTCACGCGCACCGAATGGGCGTGCATCGTTTGGATTGTGATCTTTCCATTTCGTAATATCCACGCCGCACTTCAAGAGTTTTTTAATGTTGAAAATAGAGTCCGCATCATCGACCCACACACACATAAACAACTGTGCAAACGCGTATTTACTGTATTTTTGTTTTAGCGTGTCAATGTCGAAAAGCACACCCGCGCCGCCTTTGAGCGCATCTTCAATTGTGATTACATAACGCCAAGTACCATCCGGGCAAACGCGCCCGCCGTCGCGCATTTCTGCAAAACTTGGAAAAGCTACATTTGCTCGTTTCGGATCGCCTTCTTTCCACATATCGCCAGACCAGAACGCGTAAGACGGATGAAATTTAGAAGACGGCGTAGAAAAATAGGTTTCACGCCAATGCTTATGTGTTGCCATTGCCGATGAAACTGTGTTGAACCGCTCAAAATCCCGAATCCAAGCGTATTCATCGCCATAAACATGACCGCTATTCCCTTGCGATGTGTTCGCGTTCGTTGCTAGAAAGTGCAATTCAGCGCCATTGCTTAAAATAATCGGACTACCTTTTAATTCCACGTCGAAATATTCGCGCGCCATTTTGATAATGTACGTTTTAAAAATTTCGGCTTGTCGTTTCGACGCCGATAAAAATATTTGATTGTCGCCCGTCAGTATCGCATCTTCCAATGCTTCAAATGCAAAATAGTAAGTCGCACCAATTTGTCTAGATTTAAGAATATTCCGCACGCTATGATGCTTATTCGCGCGGCAATGTTTCTGATAGTCAAAAAGGCTATCAATAAACGGCTGCATCATTTCTGGTGTAACGTGGGAAATGTCATTTCTGGCCCGCTTTTTGTTTTTCTTTTTACCCTCGTTACCGTCGCCAGAATCCGCGAAATCGCCGAAACTTTCCGATAAAGTAACCGCACTTTTTTGCGCGTTTGCCGCTTTTTTTGCGCGTTGTTTTTTGTACTCAATATCTTTATCGATCAATGCCTCAAGTTCTTTGATTTCCTGATCTGTTTTGTTCTCGCGTTCGGTGAGCGTGATAATGCGTAGCGCGATTAATTCTTCAATGCCGTTTTCATTGATCAGATTGCGCCAGTTATATTTTTCCGCCCAGTAGTAGATCGGGCGAGCAGAATTAAGCCCTAATTCTTTCGCAATTTCATTCGGCGTCCATTTTTTCAAATAAAGAAATTTAGCCGAGTAAATCACTTCATCATCATAGCGTTTTGTTTTTCTTATTCTGAGCTTGGTTGTCATTTAGGTTCTTTTTATAGTTTTTAGGGGTATTTTGACAATGCAAAGACCAGTAGCAAAGTAACAAAAAATAGGTTATGGACGGTTATTAAAGATAGTGGGGTTATATCCAAACATATCCGAATTTAATCGCATGATTTATAGAAAAAAATCAGGAAAATTAACATCAATTACATGAAATTCAGGTGTAAAGATGGGAAATAAAACCGAATTAGTTACAGATTTTGTATGTGTTGCGACGTCAGGAAATACGATAGATGGTCGTCATATTGACGCGCAAGACCTTAAAGATATGGCAGAAACCTACGATCCAGCAAAATATACGGCGGTCATTTGGTGGGAGCATTGGCGTTGGCGTAATTTTGGGCGCGTCGTTGAAGTAAAAACAGAAGACGGCGAAGACGGAAAAACGCGTTTATATGCGCGCATTGCGCCTTCACTTGAAATGATTGAGTTAAACAAAGAAGGGCAAGGGCTTTTTACTAGCATTGAAATTACGCCGAATTTTGCAAACACTGGGCGCGCATATTTGAGTGGGTTAGCCTTTACCGATCAGCCGGCAAGTCTTGGAACAACCCAGCTTAATTTTTCAAAGCGTATCAAAGATGAAAGCGTAAAAGTAGGCAATTGCGAGCAATTAGATTTTTCAAAAATCACCTTTTCAGAAGATGAAACGCGCGAAAGCCTTTTAAATAAATTTTTTAATCTTGGGAAAAAACTGTTTGGTACTAACGAAGTGATAACAGAAATTCCCGCAATCACTCCCGACAATAATAATAAAAAAGAGGAAAACGAAATGACCGAAGAACAGTTCAACAAGCTGATCGGTGCGGTGCAAGGCTTGGGCGAGAAAATCGACCAGCATTTTAATGCACAGCAACCCCAAGTAGTGACAGAAGAACAAGAACCGGCAGAAAAACCGGTAGAAACGGGTGTCACAGCCGATCAATTCAACAAACTTATGCAACAAGTAGAAGACCTGGGCAATAAGTTTAATCAAGCGTTAACCCAAGAAGTAACGCAAGTGCCGAATGTTGTACCTACGGCAGAGAAAAAATTCAACATGGCGATTTAAAAAATGAATAAAACAGCACAAGAATTATTTTACAGCTTAATCAGCGACGCCGCGGAATATTACGGCGCAAACCCCGCTTTAGCACTAGCGGGCAAGCAATTTAGCATTGAGGCCCCGAAAGAAAGTGTTTTATTAGGCGCAATTCAACAGCGATCTAACTTCTTAGAAAAAATCAATTGTGTTTTAGTAAAAGATATTAAAGGTCAATTGATCTACGGTGCGACAGAAAAAGGCATCACAGGACGCAAAGCCGATGGACGCTATACAGCAACGCTGGATGCATCGGGTTATGTCTATGAATGCCAACCGACGGATTCGGGCGTGCTTATCCCGTGGCCGAAGTTAGACCAATGGGGGCATTTAAAAGACAAATTCGCGTCATTGTATGCCGAGTTCGTACAAAATCAGATCGCGCTAGATATGATTAAGATTGGATTCTACGGCACGTCCGTCGGCACAAACACAAGCGATGCTAATCTAGCTGATGTGAATGTAGGCTGGATTCAGTTTGTGAAAGATAACAAAGCAACACAAATTTTAACGCAAGGCGCGAACAGCGGTGAAATTCGCTTATTTGGTGAAGGCGCGGACTATGTCAACCTTGATGAATTGGCTTACGACTTAAAACAAGGCTTAGATGCACGCCATCGCGACGCAGGCGATCTTGTGTTCTTAGTTGGTGCAGACTTGGTAGCGAAAGAGGCAAGCCTTGTTTACAAAGGCAATGGCTTGATTGCAACTGAAAAAGCAGCATTGAACACACACGACTTGATGAAGTCATTCGGCGGTATGCCGGCGATGATTGTGCCGAATATGCCACCGCGTGCGGCAATCGTGACTAGCTTGAGCAATCTTTCAATCTATACGCAAGAAGGTTCAATCCGTCGCGGAATGAAAGATGACGATGATAAAAAAGCGGTACGCGATTCTTATTATCGTAACGAGGCTTATGCGGTCGAAGATTGCGGTAAGTTTATGGCGCTTGACTTCACAAAAGTGAAGTTATCTGACGGCAAAGGAGCTTGGAAGTAGTAAATATGGGCGTGCGCGAATTTCAAGAGCAAATCAGAGCTTTACAACAGATTCAACAAGCGACAAATGACAGCACTTTACAAAGTGAAGTCGTTGCACAGCATGGAAATGATTACTCCGTGCTAGAAATCGCGCTTGCGAATGATGTCAATGCAATTCGCGCGCTCCCGACGCTTGAGCTACGAGCAGAACACAAGCGCAACCGCTTTTTACCGAAGTGGTTGCCGTTTGTTGATGAATATTTAGAGAAAAAGGCAGTTTATCAGAATGATTATTTTGCTTATTGCATTGTGTATTTGTTTGACGTGGGCGATTTCGACAAAGCTTTACAGCTATCTGAAATTGCAATCGAGCAAAAACAAAGTTTGCCAGCGCGTTTTAATTCGACTTTGCCGAATTTTATCGCGGATCAAATCTTTACCTGGGCGAATAAAACAGCAAGTGCGGGCGGTTCGGTTGAGCCATATTTTACACAGGTGTTTGAAAACGTAGCGACGAAGTGGCAATTGCACGAAATCGTCAAATCGAAATGGCTAAAAATGGCCGCAGCACTGCTTTTAAGAAATGAAAATGGCGAAGTGAAGGCATCGGGAATTGATGATCCCGATAGCCTGATCTTAGCAATTAAATTGTGTATTCGAGCGTTTCAGCTCAATCATAAAAGCGGCGTGAAAAGTATGATTGAACGCTGCTATATGCGCCTTAGCGCATTGGAAAAAGAGGGGGTATTTACCCCGAATGAGCTTACCCCAGTGCCCGCTCTTAGCTTGGACACGGTTGAAATTAATTTTTCAGAAGTCGTTAAAAAGTTAAGACGCGGGCAACTTAATGAAGAAGTAAAAGAATGTTCAATGGCAGAAATCAACAATTAGAAAATACTGTTATTTTAAACAGTGGATTTTGGGCGGATATTAATATTGCGGAATTTCAAAAAGAAAGAAATATCCCGCTGCAAATGCCGGTTGAAACAGTAAAGTCGGCGCTAATCACAGCGATGCAAGAATTAGCGCTGGATTTAAAAGAGGTTGAACAACGCTATAAAGCACGTGGCATAAACAACGTGCGAGAAATAGCAGAAAGTACAGTGAACAACGAAAATCCCGCACAAACACTGTATAAAAAAGCAGTTTTTGCACGAGCAAAAGCGGATCTATTACCTGAGTTTTTTGCGTTATCGTCGCGCGAAGTTCATCAAAACCGCGACTACGTAGAAGAACAAAAGAGCTTGTTAGCTGAGGCAACGCGCGCTATTCGCACGTTAAAAGGCAAGAGACGGGGATCGGTGCATTTAATATGAGAAAAATGCTTTATCAACAGCTAACCGAATTTTTGCTCACAAAGTTGCCTGAGCGTTATCACGCGCACTTTCACGCGTGGATAGAAAACGGCAAATTACTCAATCAAGGCAAACGTATCACAGATACGGGAATTGAGATCGCGCATATTCAATATGACGCCGTTTTATTTTTTGATGAATTCCCATTTCGGGAAATTTCAGCACAAAAAATAATGGCAGATATTCAAATTTGGCTAAATGAAAACGACTATCTGCGCGATGTGTTAGATGAATATGAAACGCCGTTTGAACTAGAGATTATCAATGATGACGTGGCGGATTTAACGTTCACAATCTCTTTTCAAGAACCTTTAACCGCCATCGAAGACGAAAGCGGCGATCTTGAAATTGACGGTAAAACATATCGACTTGATGAAATCGAAATTAATATCGTGAACAGCATTGATCTTGTCTATCCAACGCCGAAAATGCCGCAAGAACAAAGCCATGCGCAGCACGATGATGCATTGAAAGAAACGATCATGTTATGAAACCGGCAATCAAAATGGGCGTAAATCCAGACGATTTACGCGATTTTCTGAAAGCGTTAGAGCTTTTAAATATACCGCCGAAAAAGAAAAAAGAAATTTTAATCCGCACGTTGCAGGCAATGAAAAGACGTGCGATGAAAAGTGCAAGTAATCAACGCACCCCAACGGGTTCAAGCTGGAAACCTCGTAAGAATGGCAATGCGAAGATGTTGCGGCGTATTGCGAAACTCTTAAATTCACAAGCGCTGACAGAAAATAAAGCGCGCTTGCACTATACAAAAAAACGAACAGGGCAGATCGCAGAAGAACACCAACGCGGGCTAGATCACGAATTTAAAAAGCGCGACTTTAAAAAAGAGCCGGCAGGCACACCGAATGACCCAGCGACAATGCGACAAGCGAAAAAATTGCGCGATCTTGGCTATACAGTGCCAAGTGGTACGACGAAAAGCGGAAAAAAACGCTATCGAAGACCGAGCGCGCGTGAGATTGTCGCGACGTTATCACGCGCAAAAGCAAGTTTACTTATCCGCTACTTTCAAGAGAAAGAAGGAAAAGGTAAAGGCAAAGGTTTAACAAAATGGATTATTCCAACTGAATTGCGCCCGTTTTTAGATGAACGGGAAAAAGAAAATGCCGAGATTTTAAAAGAATTTATTTTGAAGTTTTCGGGTATCGAAAAATAACAATAAGAGGATCAAGAAATGTTCCCGAGTGTACAAATTAACACACTGAACTTATTAAGCGGTGAAGTGAAAGAAATTGAGCGCCATGCGCTATTTGTCGGAGTAACAACGCAACGAGAAACGAAACTCACAAGCATCACTCCCGACAGTGATTTCGACAAAGTTTTCGGCGAGGGTGCTGATGAAATTAAAAAGCAAGTGCGCGCAGCAATGCTTAATGCGGGTCAAAACTGGATTGCGCATGTAATGCTCGTGCCACAGGATAGCTACGATTTTAGCGCCGCCGTGAAAAAAGCGAATGAAGTTGCATCATTTGAATATGCGGTGAATACACACGCGATAGGCGTCGATAAAGGCGCAATTAATAAGTTACAAGAATTATATATCGAATTATTAACGAAACTTGGGCGCAGAACGTTTTTTATTCAAGCTATTGCGGGCGCGAATCCGGATAGTAGTGACGGTGAGACGTGGGCGCAATATGTGCAGAAGTTGACAACGTTGCAGCAAACCGTTGTCGCGGATCATGTAATGCTTGTACCCTTGCTTTTTGGTAATGAAGTGGGCGTGATTGCGGGGCGTTTAGCTAATCGCGCGGTGACAGTGGCAGACAGTCCGGCGCGCGTCTTAACTGGTGCGCTGATTGACTTAGGCAGCGCAGAAAAACCGAAAGATAAAGATGGCACTTTACTTGACTTGTCACACTTGAAAACGCTTGAGCAAGCGCGCTATTCGGTACCGATGTGGTATCCAGACTATGACGGGTATTACTGGGCGGACGGTCGCACGCTTGATGTAGAGGGGGGCGATTATCAAGTGATCGAAAACGTTCGCGTAGTGGATAAAGTGGCGCGCCGCGTTCGCCTGTTAGCCATTCAGAAAATTGCGGATCGTTCGTTTAATTCGACCGCGTCCAGTACTGAATTTCATAAAAATTATTTCGCAAAACCTATGCGCGATATGAGCAAATCGGCGACGGTAAACGGCAAAGAATTCCCAGGCGAATGTATGCCGCCTAAAGATGATGCAGTGACGATTGTTTGGCACAGTAAAACGAAAGTCACAATCTATATTAAAGTGCGTCCGTACGATTGCCCGAAAGAAATCACAGTGAATATTTTCTTAGATTTAGAAACGTTAGGAGACTAAAAAATGGAAAGAATCAGCGGAATGAGTTTTGATTTTTTTGTGTTGGGCTTTCCAGTTCACGCAGAGTCTATTTCATTGAGTATCACGGATAATTCAGCAGTAGCACAGACGCGCGGAATCCCTGATGGTTGGGTATCTGGTGATGTGAGTGCTGAAGGTGAAATCGAACTGGATGCAAAAAACTTTCAGAAATTAACCGCCGCAGCCGCAGTAGCGGGGAGTTATCGCTCAATCCCTGAAAGTGATTTCACTTTCTTTGCGCAACGTGGCGATGTGCGCGACAAGGTCGAAGCATTCGGGTGCAAGATGTTGATTACTGATGTGTTAAATATCGATCCGAAGGGGGGTGCAAAATCAACGAAAAAAATCAAGTATTTTGTAACAAGCCCAGATTTTGTGCGCATTAACGGCGTGCCCTATCTCTCACAAGATGATACACGCGATCTCATCGGCTAACAGCAGTTTTTAGCGAACGACCGCCGATAACAATAATAATAAAGTGCGGTCGTTTGGCTAAAAGTTTAAGGGATCGGCAATGTTTAAAAATACAGAACACAATGCGTATTTTGGCTCAGTAGTTGCGGGATTTTTTGCGCAGTTAAGTTGGGGCGATATTGGGCGATTTTTGGGATCTTGTTCGGTTTGTTGACGGTGCTAACAAACTGGTATTTCAAGCGAAAAGAAGATAAACGCGCAGAGAAAGCGCTAGAACTAATGCGAGACAAATACAGAAATGAGAAAAGCTAAAGGCGCAATCATCGCGTGCGCAATCGCGCTGATTATTGCTAACGTGAAAAGCACAGCTCCGGAGATTCGCACAAGTGCCGAAGGTTTAGCGCTTATTGCTAAATTTGAAGGGTGCAGCTTAAAAGCATATAAATGCCCCAATGATGTTTTGACCGTTGGGATCGGCAGTACAGCGGCGGGCGGTGAAAAAATCGAAGTAGGTAAAATCTACACAAACGAAGAAATTGCGGCGCGTTATAAGAAAGATATTAAAGCAGTAGAACAATGCTTGAATAAGTATTTCAACGGCGCGCTGATGACACAAAAACAATTCGATGCCATGGTGTCGTTAGGGCTAAATGTCGGTTGCGGTAATTTAAAAACGTATTATAGCCAGCGCTTAGGCAAGCGATTACAAACAACAATTCACAAGCGCGCACAGGCAAAACAATTTACGCAAATGTGCGGAAGAATTACCGATTTTGACAGATCAGGCGGTCGCAAAGTGCGCGGGTTGACGATTCGCAGACAAGCAGAAAAGGCACTCTGTTTAAAATGAATTTAAAAGATTATTTAATTTTTGCTTTACTGTTCTTTTGTACAGTATTTTTTATTGGTGCGAGCTATTACAAAAGCGAATACAAAACAACGGCGGAAACACTAAAAACGCAAGTGGAAAAGAACAGAGAACAAGAAAAAAGCATTAAAAACTATGAAAAAAATCTCAAAGTTTTAACGCATAAACTAACGAACGCAACAGCGCAAGCAGAACAGCGCGCAAAAGCATTAAATGAGGTGCTAACAAGTGAAGATGTTAAAAGTTGGAGCGCTGGCAATGTGCCTGATGATGTGCGTCGCTTGTTCAACGAGCGACAAAGCGACGTCGGTCAAAGTCATTTGCCCGAAAACAACGGAATGCCGCGCGGAAAGCGTGCAGATTAAGACAAACGGCGATTTAGCGCACGCGTTAGAAAGCGCGCTCAATCGCATAGAAATGTGCGTTATCGCATACGAAAACACACATGAATGTATCGACAATTTTAATCAAAAAACAGAAACAAAAAGGTAAATCAAAATGGAAAAAACACAAGCACAGACACTTTTAGAAAAGTTAAACGCGGGCGTGAAAGATAGCGTGATCGTAAACGTGGCGGGCGTTGATTTTAAATTCAATCGCGACAATGCAGCATACGACACAATGATTAATGAAATTGATTCTGGCAATAAAGTGACGCCAATCAAAGATTATTTACTCGCAATTATTGAACCTTCTCAGAAAGATGACTTTTTACAAGTGATCAATGTGGCGGGCTTGGCGATTCAAGTCGCGGGCGCGGTCAATAAAGTTTTAGTGCCTAAAATTGAGGTAACTGTAAAAAACTAAATGCGCGGGTTAGTGCAATTGAGCGCAACGGATTTTCACAAGCCGTTGCGTTACGTATGCACTACTTACCGCACGAAGACAACAACGAACAAAATTTAGCGCGGGCGCTTTGGCTGAACAAGCAATATTTTGAGAATATGGCGAACGCAGTCGCAAGCGGTATCGCGAAATGTTTTTAGGAAAGTTCAAAAATGGCAGTTAAGGGCTTGGAGTATGTAATTAGCCTTGTCGATCAAGTGAGTGCACCCCTTAAAGGTGTAATGAAATCAATTGATGATATAGGCGACCGCGGCAAAGACGCGATGATAAAGATCGGCGCGGGCGTCGGTGGTATTGTCGCGGCGGGTGTTGCATTACAAGCCGCAATTGCCCCCGCAATTGAGATGAACCGCGCGATTGGTGAAGTGCGGTCATTATCAGTTGCGGAAGAATCACTTAGAAAACTCACAGACACGGCGTTGGAGTTTTCGTCACAATACGGCGAATCCGCGACGGATTTCGTCCGCTCTTCTTATGATATACAGTCCGCGATCGCGGGTCTTCAAGGCGATGAATTAGCCGAATTCACAAAAGCATCGAACTTATTAGCGAAAGGCACAAAAGCCAGCGCAGCAACAATTACAAACTATATGGGGACGATGTACGGCATTTTTGAAGAAGACGCAAAAGCACTGGGTAACGCCAACTGGGTGCAAGAAATTGCGGGGAAAACGGCGCTTGCGGTGAAAATGTTTAAAACCTCGGGCGATGGTATGAGTTCAGCTTTTACCGCGGTAGGTGCGGCGGCGAAATCCGCGCACATTGACGTTGCGGAGCAATTCGCGGTACTGGGTTCATTACAAGCAACAATGAGCGGCAGCGAGGCGGGAACAAAATATAAAGCGTTTTTGGCGGGCGTTGGTAACGCGCAGAAAGCGTTAAATCTACAATTCACAGATTCAAACGGCAATATGCTAGATATGGTCAGCATATTGAACAAAATCAAAGGGAAATTCGGCGACACGCTAGAGCTTGCAGAATCTGATGCGCTAAAAAAAGCATTCGGTAGTGACGAGGCGGTAGCATTGATTAAATTGCTTTTACCGAAGGTCAATAATCTAAAAGGGTCTATTCAAGAATTATCAAATGTTAAAGGAATGGACGACTTGGAAAAAATGGCGCAAGCGATGACTGATCCCTGGGCTAGATTTTCACAAACCTTAAATAATATCAAGTCAGCTATTGGTGCAGAAGTATTGCGCGTAATTGAGCCTATCGCAAGCAAAATAGCAGATATGGGAACGGCATTTGTGAAATGGCTTTCGACTTATAAGAATATCGCGCGCTGGATTGGTTATGTTGTGGGCGCTTTAATTGGATTTACCGGATTAACTGCGGGGTTAACACTAATGAGTGGGGTTATCTCTGCGATTGGTGTCGCTTTTAGTGTTCTATTTAGTCCTATTGGGGCGGTAATGGCGTTAATTGTTGGTATTGGCACTGTGATTTATACGTTTAGAAAGCAGCTCATGGCATATATTGATGGCTTTATAAAGGGATTTAAATCCGTCGGATTATCATTTGAGCCAATTTCGCGGGCGTTCGGTAAATTGTGGGACAGTTTGAAGAGATTATGGGGAACAATTTCCCAATTATTCAGCTTGTTCGGCGGTGCGACAGATTCGGTCGATATGTTCACAACTGCAGGGGAAAAAGTCGGGGTTTTTGTTGGGCGGTCGCTTGAATTAGTTGTTGAAGTCATTGAATTAATCGTGACGAATATCACAAAAATGGCGGATATGTTCGCAAACGTGGCGGATTTTATTATTGAGATGTGGGACGGTGTGATCAAAGGTTGGCAAGAAAGCGACCCGGAACAGATTTTTAAAGCGTTAACAAGCGGAATAACGAATATTTTTAGCGAAATATTCAATGGTCTTAAAAATATGTTTATCGATACATTGAACTGGGTGATCACCAAAGCAAACAAGCTTGGCAGCAAGTTAGGCTTAGAAATTCCACTGATCCCAACAGTGAGCGAAAAACCGACACAATTAGCCGATTTTTCACAAACAGCCACACTTGCGACGCAAATCGCGGGGCAAACAATTAACGCTGCGGGTAGCCCACAACAGCAAGGCGGGCAAGTATTCGCGCTAGGTTCAAGCACACAACCGCAACGCACGCAGATCGCGGGCGGTTCGGTAAGCAGTAAATTAACAACAAATCAAAATATTAATCGTTCAGTCAATATTCACGGCGGTGTCGTTGTGAAAGCAGACGACCCGAGAAAGTTCGAGCAGTGGATGCGCGACCGTGAGCAGTTAAACGCGGGGTGATAAATGACTAAAAAACTGTATTTTGATTTATTAATCACAGGTGAAGATTTAACGCTAGATAGCGGTAATCAGCCCGTTATTTGCGATAACCGCATTTCTATCGCGCAAGATATTAAACACGCGCTAATTGAAAGCGGGCTTGCGACGCTTTTAATCGCAGAACGCAGCCGAATTTTGCGCCGCGATATTATTTTGCAGATGATTTTAATTGTTGAAGAAGACCGACGGCTAGTGCCAGGAACGATTTTTATAGAGGAAGAAGATCAAGGGCGTTTACGGTTGACGGCTGAAACTTATGAATTTGGAAAAATTGAGAATTTGGGGATCGTATTAAATGAGTGATTTTAAGCAAATGTTAGAAGAAAACGGCTTGCCGACGGAAGAAACGCAGATCCGCCAAGAGTTTGAGAGAATTACGAACGAGGCGGGTTTAATCACAAATACGTCGAGAATGTCGCCATTTTGGCGCTTAATTACCGCGATTGCGGTCAAGCCAGTGCAGTGGCTTACAGATCATTTAATTATTGAGATTTTGCCGAATTTATTTGTTAAAACCGCCCGCGATAAGTGGCTCCAGCTCCAAGCATGGCAAGTGGGGCTTGATTTTAAAGACGCAACAAAGGCGCAAGGCGTGGTGCATTTCACAAAAGAAAGCGACTTGACAGACTTAACAATCAAAGCGGGAACAGTCGTGCAAACGGAGCGTATTAACGACGTGATTTTTAAATTGATTGTGACTGAAAACACGATTATCCCGAGCGGGACGTTAACCGCGCCTGTGCCAGTTGTGGCAGAGCACGCGGGGACGGCTTACAACTTGGCGACGGGCTACTATCGTATTTTAGCGGAAAATATCCCTGGTGTTGTGAAAGTGGAAAACTTAGACGATTGGCTAACAAAGCCGGGTGCGGACAGAGAAACGAACGACGAATTGCGCGAACGTTATCGCACGCAGTTCGCAAGCGTGGGACAGCATCATATTGATAGCGTCTATCGTGGAATGATTGCAAAAGTGGCGGGCTTATCAGTTGACCGTATTTATTTTAAGCATGATGCGCCGCGTGGTCCAGGTACAGCGAACGCATATTTGTTGTTGGATACTGGCGTGACAAGTCAGCCGTTTATTGACGTTGTGAATAATTATGTACAAACAGAAGGCAATCACGGACACGGCGACGACCTGATCTGTTATGCCATGCCGGAAACACAACACAATATCACATGCACGATTTATTTTGATCCGCGCATTGCGATCGGCGAAGTGAGAAAAGGCGAAATAAAGCAAGATGTTGAAAATATGGTCCGTTGTGCCTTTCGTGAAAATCGCAATTATCAAGTCACGAAAACTTACCCATTTTCGCGTTTCAGTTGGTCGAAATTGGGGGAAGAAATTCACGCAAAACACAGTGAAATTGATTCACTTGTTTGGGGTCAGCAAGATATTAAAAGCGAGCTAACGATCCCGCGCATTCAGTCTTTAACAGTGACGGTGACAAAATGATAAAAATAAAATTACCGTTTTGGATGGATAAAGGCGAATTAAACAAAATCGCGCTACTTTTTGAAAAGTGGTGGGCGTATGTGTTAAGCGCGGTGAAATTTCCTTTTAATATTTTAGATGAAGAAACGTGTGGCGAGAAAATACTTAATTTAATCGCGTATCAGCGCGACGTTGAGCGGTTCGACGGTGAGCCGATCGAGCTATTTAGAAAGCGTGTGAAATATGCGTTTTTAAACGCAAAAGACGCCGGCAGCAAAGCCGGATTTATTCGTATTTTTGAACGCTTGGGAATTGGTTATGTGGAAATAACGGAGCGATTCGACGTTGAAAACTGGGACGTTATCAAAATTCATTTAAGTGATTCACAACTGGCGAAAAATCACGAGCTTTTAAATTTAATTATTCGAAAATACGGGCGCACTTGCCGCCGCTATACCTTTGAAGTGATTTCAAAAACAGAAGTCACAATACAGCACGGCGAGTTTGATCACGATTATGAATGTCACTACATAAAAATAAATTAATAAAAAGGTGAAAAAATGGCGACTTTAGTCACACAAGATTTTGAGCGCGAGATCGCAGAAAAAACAATAAACGGCGGCGTGATTCAATACGACGAGTTTATTTTTGCAATGATTCCGAATTTGACCGCAGACAATCTAGCACAGTATTTAACAATACCGAGCGAAAACCTTATTAAACATCGTCAAGAGGTGAGTAAAGCGGGCGTGATTAATGAAAATGCGGTGGTGTATTCTGTAACGCTTGGGACGGAGATCGGCGACTTTGATTTTAACTGGATCGGGCTGATTAACAAGCGCACAAATAAGTTAGCCGTGGCGGTGCAAGCAGACACAATCAAGAAAACGCGCAACAAAAACAACGTTCAAGGCAACAGCTTAACGCGCAACGTTTTATTAGAGTTTGCTGGCGCCAAAAAACTCACGCAAATTAATGTAAGTGCTGATACTTGGCAAATCGATTTTACAGTGCGCTTGCACGGGATTGATGAAAAAATCCGTTTAACAAATCGCGATCTTTACGGTCGCGCGGTGTTTTTCGATGACGCGTTTTTAGTGAAACGTGGTGCGGGGACTCACTACACAATTGATGCGGGGCATGCGTACGTTGAGGGCGTGCGCGCAGAGATTAAACAAGCGCAGACAATTCAGGCTGCATCGCTACCTTGCTCAATTTATTTAGACGTTGTTCACCATTGCACAGTAACAGGCGCATACGAAACAGAAATCAAGTTTTTAAAACAATCGAAAAGCGACTATTTAGACTCCGCAAATAGACAGCACTACGTGCAAATCATTGCAGATATTGACAGCGCGGGGGCGGTAACAGATCGCCGTTTATTATCGCAGTGGTTCGGTATTACACCGAAAGACTTAGACGATACAACAGAAAGCATGCGCGACAAAACAGGACACACCCACAAATTGCCACTTGCAAGCCTAATCGAAAAAGGGCTTGTGCAGTTGTATTCAGGCACCGACAGCGACAGCGAAGAAATGGCAGCAACAACGAAGGTGGTCAAAGAGGTTAAAGAACTCGCTGAAAGCAAACAATCCCCAGCAGATACATTAGCTGGCTACGGCATTGCTAATTTTAAAATCGAACAAAGTACAGGTAATGCCAATGACTATAAAACGGACGGCAACTATTATTTTGCTAACGGTCAAAATTTGCCAGATAGCAATGCTTGGCATATTGAAGTGGTAAGCGGTGGACAGGCTAATGCCGTGCGACAAATCGCACGTAAAGCCAATGACACAAAAATCAAAACCCGCTTTTTTAATGGCTCAAGTTGGACCTCTTGGAAAGATACAGGCGGTGATGGCATACCTATTGGGGCTATTGTAGCATTCCCTAAAGAGGTAACTAATCCACAAGGATTTTTGTTAGTAGAGGATTTAACATTTAATCCACAAACCTATCCCGATTTATATCGGGCTTTAGGCAATAAAAACAAAGTGTCTAATATCAAGCGGTCAGATGTGGGAATGTTGGCGTATTTTCCAACGGATAATATCCCTGATGGTTGGATTGACTTTGATAGCATTCGCACCACGGTCACACAACAAAATTATCCAGAGCTTTATCAGCATTTAGTGGCGAAATATGGTTCAATCAATAATGTCCCGTTGGCTGAGGATAGATTTATTCGCAGTGCGCATGGCAGTTTAGCGGTTGGGCAGAAGCAAAATGATGAGATTAAAGCGCATACGCATAAACTCATTTCCTATTATGGCAGACATGATGAAAACACTGCACTGTATGGAGAGGGGTTTGAATTTGAGCCACAAACAGATAGATCAACGGTAGATTCATGGGGTGATGGGACGTTAGATGACAATGGTTGGATAAAGCCGACTAATACCTCAAAATATGCTACAGGTGGCGCTGAAACTCGCCCCAAAGCTATTGCGTTTAAGCTTTGCATCAAGGCAAAAAATAGTTTTGATGATGTGCGTTTTTGGATTAAGGCATTCGGCAGTGTTGAAAACGAAGGTCAAATGAATGCCGCTCATTTGGCACAAGATATCCAAGACATAAGAGCAAGCACCGAGCGACATGATACACAATTCCAACAGTATGATACAAAACTCCAACAGCATGATACAAAACTCCAACAGCATGATGCAAAACTTCAACAGCTTGAGGGGTTGAAAAAAAACAGTAAAGCAAAAGTGATTTGGCGAGGGAATTTAACAGCTGGAATAGAAAGCAGAATTACACTATCGGAATCTATGCTTAATAAACATCTTATCTTATTTTTACAGGTGTCATCCTTACATACCCTTACTGACACGCAAAGGGTATGTGTAGCATCTGTATTTGTGGATGAGAATCTTATTAATACGGGACCTAGCGGAAAGTATAAAGGGATTAGTACAGGGGTATATAATGGGTCAAGTTGGTGTACGATTGAACTCGAATGCCTTGACGATACATCACTTAGACTAAGGGAATCTGGTGGTATGTACTTAAAACAAATTAGTGCAATTTAAGGGGGGTATATGTACGTTTATTTTTTAAAAGCAGACCTAAATCAGTATCAAATTTTCCCAATGCCAGAAAACTTAGATAATTTTGTTGCAATTGAGCTTGAAAACGAAAATGAGCTTAATAACAAACAGCTTATAAAGTATCAATCTCAGTATATTTTAGTCGATAAACAGCCTTCAGAATTGCATATTTGGGACGGTAGCAAATGGATTTTAGATGATGCAAAGCAAAATCAAATTAAAACCGACCAACAGGCGCAAGTTTGGGAACTAATAAAACAAAAACGCTATGAAAATGGCTTAGGCGGGGTTTATATCGCACGGGTCGGAAAATGGTTTCAGACAGGCGAGGAAGAGAAAACAAAATACCTTGGTTTAGATAAAGTTATCGATAAATTAAAAGAAATCGACTGGAAATGTGCGGATAATTCTTTCATTAAAATGAACCGCACTTTGCTTGATGAAATCTTTTTGCAGATGGTCGTGACGGAAAATGCCGACCATATCAACGCAGAAAAGCACAGAATGGCGATGATGAGCGTAGAAAATCCGCTGGAATATGATTATTCAAGCGGTTGGGCGGAAATTTATGAGGAGGGTAAATAATGGAGAAATTAAAAAATTATTTTTACCATGTTTTTGTGGGACTTGACCAATTTTTAAATGCAGTCGCTGGCGGTGCCGCAGATGAAACTTTTTCAAGCCGTTGCTACCGTGGCGCAGTTTTAGCCAAACAGCCTAAAAAACGCTGGCGATTTTGGTTTCATTTTGTCAATGGTTTGTTTTTTGATAAAAATCATTGCAAAACCGCTTATGAAAGCGAAGTAAATCGCAAGCAATATCCAAGCGTATTTCAAGCGATTGACTAAAAAATAAGGGTGTTTTATGTGGAAAAAGCAGGAATTAAAATTATCCCCACAAGCGAAAAACACACTTGAGCAAGCACAAAGGGGGATTATTTCCCCTTTTTCGTTATCGGCGCAAGGTGTGAAAATTGGGGTGCATAACTGGACGCACGGCATAAAAGAGAAATCAAACCGATATTTATCGCCAGAAAACGCAGTGAAGGCGCTTTCGGTGAAATTGGTTGATTATGCTGATCCAAACCGCCCGCGCGGGCGTCAAGATGTGATCGCGGTGATGATAACAAGCAATGATATTCAAGATTTTATTAATAGACTTGAGAAAGTGAGCGTTTTAATGCCAGAACCGGCTTTTAAGCAAGCGTTAGATTATGCGAAAGCAAGTAAAGACTTGCAAGAAACGAAGATGATTAAGACGCCGACAATTCAAAGCCCCGCGTTCGCGAAATCGGCAGATATTACGCCAGGAGCAAATCGTGAAATGCAGTCAATTTTACGCAATGCAATGAGCGCAGCGAAAGCGGCAAGTGCGGGCGATCCACAAGCAAAATTAACCGCACTTTTAGCGGCAAAACGTGAAAAAGAACAACAGAACGCGCGACGCGTGGCGGAAATGTTAGAAACAAGCGTTTTAGTTGATGCGTTTATTGCATCGGATTTTTTAGAATCAGCAGACGCGCAAATAAAATTAAATATCCCGCCGGCAAGCAATGTATTCACAGCTTGCGTGATGTTTATCGGTGCGGATCTTTCAACAATTAAGGGAATGTTAAATGGCAACGATTAAGCGCAATCCTAGCGTGCAGTTAGCGTTAGACGGTAAGCCGATTTATTTACACGATATTAATATAAACGCGAGCGTAAAACGCGATGATAAAGATATGAGTGGGCAGAAATCTAGCACGAAAAAAACAGATAAGGGCGTAAAAGCGAAAGAATTAAACGTGAGCGGCGTGATTCCTTATGATCGCAAAGAATGGCTCACTAGCCTGTTTAATTTAGCAGAGGCAGAGAATGAGAAAGGCGAGCAAGTGAAGTATCGCGTTTCGTGCTTGATCGCAGAGGCAATCAATATGCGAGAAGTGCAATTCACTGGACAAGTAAGCGCAACAGAAATGGGCGGGCGCTTGGCGTGGCAAGTATCCTTTACCTTGCGCGAAGTGAATTCAATTGCAGAGAAAAAAGAACAGCGCAAGCCGAAACCGAAAGCGAAGACGCAAGCAGAAAGCGCGCCAGTGGCTGAACCGTCGAAACCGACAACAAGTGCGCCGAAAGCTGAAGAAAAACCGCAGGCGGAAGATAAATCAATTTGGAAATGGATTGATGACGCGTTGGGGGGATAATGAAAGTTATTAAAACAGTAGAGATCGACGGCGAAGAATTAGAGCTTGCGCAAGAGGATCTTATTTTAGAGTTAAACAACACGGGGCGCGGGTTCGTGACAGTTCGCACGGATAAGCCTTGTGAAGGTAAAAGTGCGGTGATTTTCGTCGGCGAGTATGACAATTTTTATAAATGGTTTGATGGATTCGTCGAGCGTGAGCAATTAGCCGAAAATGGCTATAAAAAGTTATTTGTGCGCGAGAAAGTGGCGATTTTTGAAAGACCGCTTAATTGTTCGCATCGTCATATCACGTTAAGGGACCTTTGCGCGTGGATTACAAGCGCGACGGGGATCAATGTTAAAGTGCCGGCGGCGAGTTATGCAGACACGCCGATACCGCTTTTCACTCATACTGGCAGCGGTTATCAGCTTTTAAACAATATCGGGCGACAATATCAGATTCAGAATTATATGTGGCAACAAGCGGCGGACGGTTCACTTTTCGTCGGTTCGCACGATGATTCGCGCTGGTTTGGGCGTGATGTGCGCATAGATGAAAGCGTGACTTTATCAAGCGGAAGTAATGATATGACGATTCCTATCGCGGCTGCTATTCGACCGGGTGCACTGATTAACGGTAACAAAATAAAAACGGTGCAGTTAAAAGGCGATGATTATGTGTTGTCCTGGGAAAATTTAGACAAAGAAGGCAAGCCAGTACAGAAAAGCCCAGAGCGTCGGCAAATTGAAAAAACATTCCCAGAGCTTGCGGGCGGTTATCATTTGCCGCGCTATGCGAAAGTTGTAGGCGTGGCTGATCCGTCGGGTGCGGGTGATATTTCTGATCCATTCCGTCCAAAATACGCAGTAGAATTACAATTGTTGGACGAACACGGCGAAGTTGATCAGACCGTGCCGGTCTATCCCGCGGTGCCGTTGCCGGTGACGAGTACAGGCTCACAGGGCGGCGATTTTGCTTTTCCCGAAGTTGGCACGGTGGTAGAAGTGGGCTTTGCTTACGGGCGTTCTGATAAGCCATTCGTGCGAACAATGTTAGCACAAGATAAGACGATTCCAAGTGTTGAACCTGGCGAACAGTTAAAACAACAGCGCCCTGAAGTTTACGAAAGAACGGACGCGGCGGGCAATAAAACGCGGGAAACTGATCAACAAATCAAAGATAAATCATTCACGCGGGTTATTGAGTGCGATCAAGAAACTAAATCGATAGGTACATCAGAAAAGACAATCGATGCAGACGCGGACGAGATGATCGGCGGCAATAAAAGCGTGAGCGTTGTGGGAAACTATGACGAAACAATAGCAAGCAATAAAAGCGCGGGTGTTGGCGGAACGTTGCAAGAGCGGATCGCGGGCATTGCGTTGCGAGTATCAGATACTAAAAACAAACTAGTCGCGCCACTTAGCTACATGGGAACAGGCGGGCAAAATATTTTTAAAATACTGGAAGAACTGATACAGATTGTTGCTGATATTGCAGACACTGCAAGCAGTCACACACACAACGGATCACCCCCGCCAGACCAGGGCGGGCAATTCTCACAACAGAACAGCAGAGCAAAAGCAGAAAAAGCTAAGTTAAGCCCGATAATTGAATAA